ACTTCTAAGCCCGCCAACCGCATCCTTGCCGCCCTTTAGAGCCAAAACGGCTAGTTTGGTCATATCTCTAACTGGAGTATTTGAGTTTATGGCTGACAACACGGCATTTGCTGGGTCTTCCCCTGCTGCAAGCACACGCGCAAAGGCTGAAACCTTGTCTGCTCTTTTCGCGGCATCGCCTGTTCTTGATAAAGCGTCTTTGACTGCCTTCTCAGCGTCTTTCTCAGCCTGCCTTACCACTCCGGCTGCTGCTCTCTCGGCAATCGGAACCCCTGCCGCCGCAGTCTCAGCCGTTGCTTGCATCGAAGAAGCGGCTCTAAGCGCGTCCCTGTATTCAGGGAAATTGTCCAGAATAGCTGCGTTGTTGCGCAAGAACTTGTCTGCTGATCTTGGGTTGATGGCGCCAGTTGTGGGGTCAATTACACGCTCAGACAGAGTACGCAGAAACTCTTCCTGCGTAGCACGCATGGCTGGAGCCTGATCTGCAACTGCTGTCTGCAACTCTCTGAATTGTGCTGCAACCTTCTCAGGCGCACCCGTGGCCGCTGTCTCTAACGTAAGTTCTGGGCGCACACGATCCGCACCAGTACCCTTGGTGCCAAGAATATCCCCAGCTACGCTTCTGCTAAATCTATCATTAAGGGCCAACGAAAATTCGCGAGCATTTTTTACCGCATCGCCCGGAACCCTAGACATATCTTCAAGCAAACCGTCTGCTATTCCGCCTAGACGCCGAGCATCCTTATAATTACCCTGTGATCGAAGACCTCTAATGTCCTCCAACAAATCAGTTCTCAAGTTTTGCAGGTCTTTGAACAGGATTGGGGCAGGGGCCGCAGCACCTTCTGCCGGAGGCTCCAAGCTCGAACGGAACCTTCCCATCACTCTCTCAATAATGCCCGGAAGTTTATCTTCTTCGAGCATATTTGCCCTTAGGTCATCAAAGGCTGCAACGCTAGAAATAGGCTGTGCCGGAGCAGTTAAAGGAGCCCTCTTCCAGAGATCACTCTCTGTTTTGCGAGCCTTGCCAAGCGCCTCTTCAAGAATGTCTCTTGCTCTTACGTTAACGGCCTGTGCTCGTTGAGACGTAAGAGGAGATATGGGAGCCATAGCTTCAGTCGCCTGACCGCCCGCGACCGTAGATTTAAGTCGTGCTGCGGAAACGGCCCCAGAAGCAGAGGACAGTGCTTTGTCTAATTCCTGTTGAGCCTTTGTCTCAGCCGTAACTACCAGATTATCTAGGTTTTTAGCGAAAGACGACCGCAGGCGTGAAGCTGTTTCTGTTAGTGCAGCTGGTTGTCCGGGAGCAAATGACTCCTGCAAGCCCGTTCTGATCCCCTGACCAACTACGTCGCGGCTCGCTGCGATTGCATTAGCAAGGTCAGGTCTTGAGCCCTCCAGATAATTCTGGACGCCAGTAACTGCTCTACTTCCAGCCCTTGTCCCAGCCAGTGCTCCGGGGACAACATCTGGGGTTTGAAGCCTAGATATGATTGCTGCCGGGTCTTCCCCAGCCTGCTCCATCACACGGGCGAGTTTCTGGCCAGCAACAAACTTTGCCGCTTCATCGCTAGTAGGCGCAACCTTCTGGGCAAAAGAAGCAAGAGAGCCTCCACCCGAAGTTGCCGCACCAGTACCAAGCGATCCAACCGCTCCTCCACCAAGTTGTCCAACCAGTTGCGCCAACTGGCTTCCCGGAGCAAATACTTCTGCTCCATACGCGCCCAATGAAGCCCCAACTGATGGCAATACTTGCTGGGCTGCGAAATTAGGGTTCTGCGCAGCGCCCGATACCATTTGGCGAAGAGCATTAGTTGCCGCATTTCCAGAAGGAAGAACAGCCCTAGCAACTTGCGTCGCAACAGGAGCAGCCTTTGCTGCCAATCCTAAAGCACCAACAAACGGCAAGGCTCCACCGGCAGCGGTTCCTGCCATAAACGATGGGCGCAATTCTGGTGCCAGTTCGCTTGCATCTGCTGGCGCGTAGTTAGCTGTCCCGTCACCACGATTTGTTGCCACAGCCGCAGCATTCTGGGCTGTGTTTAGCATTGAGCGTATAGAAGCCGACCCAAGAAACGGGTCTTTAGCTCCTATTGCCAAGTTAACAATATCAACAGGAGCCCCAAGCGTGCCAGCTAACCCTGATGTTGCGCCCTGAATCCCGGCCTTGATGCTATCAACTATCCCGGATGGCTTTCCTGCCTTAGCAAAGGACGGGCCAATTTGCATTGATTTCGCAATTTCATCGACAGCCGCCTGCTGTTGTTCAGGGGCAAGGGAGAGGAACTTATCGTCTACGTCAACTTCCTTGCCTTGAATAACCAGCGTTGCCATTATTTTATTCTCCAAGAGACGCCAGATTGTGTCGTGCCAGACTGTGGAACTTTTCCATCAGGACCACCGCGTTCAAGGTTTCTAACAAGAGCATCTATGTTGTCTCTATTCCTGCGCAGATCAAGTATGGCTTGGTCAGCCTTAGCTTTATCTGGATTGCTATACGTCCCAGTAGACTTAACAACAGACTCAAGATTTGATATTTCAGAGTCTATCAAATTCTTAATTCCAGATAGCTTATTGGTAGCGTCCTGCTGGCTTGTGAAAAGCTCTCCGGGGTTTGGGAACAGAGATGCTACACGTTCCTGCGTCATCTTTAGGCTCCGGCCCGGAACGTCAGCCGTCAGGGCATTAATAACCCCATTTTTTAATATATTGACTTCAGAGATAGCTTTTGTCGCAGCGGCAGTAGAAGCTGTCTCTCCAAACGTTGCGCCCTGAGCTGTTCCTAATCCACGATTAAGGAACCCAGACGAGCCAAAAGCCCTACTGTAGTCTAGGGTTGGATTGATGCTTCCGGGCGGTCTTTCTTGTGGAGGAGGTCCACCACCATCAGACCAAGATGCTGCCGGAGCTTGTGGAGCAGGTGGTGCATTTTGCGCTTGCGGCTGCTGAGATGCCCAAGTCGGAGCAGGAACTGCTGGGACAAGACCTTCTGGAGTGACCTTATATGCCTGCCCACCGACAGTCATAAACTTACCGCTTGCTGCCTGATCCCTAAGAACCTGCAAGTTAAGCGCAGCAGTTTCTTGAGCCTCTGGAGTGACCAGAGCCCTTCTCTGGGCAATAGAGCTAATTCCTTCTGGGCCAATAATTTTAGCTAACTCAGGGGTTATATTGAGCTTTCTAAGAACTTCAGGATCGCTCATCATCTGCTGTAGCGACTTCTTTTGCTCCATCTCACGCATCTTCTCCTGCATCTGCGCACTCATCAGAGCACCCTGACGGGATTTGTAGATGTCGTTCTGGGCTCCGCTGCCAATGCCGCCAAGCTGGGCAAGATACTGGGCGCGCTGTGAAGGAGACTGCTTCTGCCCTGCGGCAAGAAGTGTCGATCCAAGCTGGCCTAGTGTGGAGATCAGCATACGGCGCTCTTCATCAGGCGTGAAGCCGGAAGACGAAGGTCCACCAGATTGACCACCACCAAGCAGACCCGCAAGACCAGAGCCTACACCCTGTGCTGCATCACCGATGCCGCCGAGTAGACCACCAAGAAAATCTTCAGCCATTTTCAGCCTCCAAGGAGCCCTTTGATATAATAATCATTATACGGGTTGCCCTCTTCATCGCGATAGGTCCGAGCCTTTATCTTGCTCAGGTCGCCATCAGCGAATTTGTCGGCATATCCTTGCGGGTCGCCCATATTAGCATATTGGTTCAGGTACTTAATCACGTTCATATTTGCCGGACCCTGCATAGGAGCGGTCTTTTCTTGCGCTGGAGCCGGAACATTAAGACTCGGAGGCACCGAGCCCAATGTTGACGACCCGCCCATTGTATTAGGAGCAGCGCCAGCAAATGCAGCACCAGTAGGTTGCGTCGGTGCAGCAAATGCTGGTTGGTATTGTCCCCCTGCCTGCGGGCGGGTTGGGCTTACGCCTCCCATAGCTTGACTAGGGACAAACCCGCGCATAGAGGCTGGTGGAGCTTGCATGGCGCCAAGGAGTTGTCGGATAATCTTTTCCTGTTCTTCTTTGCTCATTGCCGCCATGTTACTTGTCCTTATTTGCGAAGGGCTACGGCTTCGTCAGAATGATAGATGCTTTCACGGATCGCCTCTACAGACCGGCCACCGTCCTTGACGCCGATCCAGTAATACATGCCGGTCAGGTCAGGCTTACGGTTAAGGACTTCCTGATAGATATTGTTGAGCCACTCCGGTGCATTTTCAACATTGTATACCATTTTGCTCTCCTCATCATCCGCAGGGTTGCGGAATATCAATCTGGCACGATGTTGCCCATGGTGTTCGCTGCCGCAGCCAGTTTATCAGCGCGAATTGGTGCGTATAGCAGACCTTCAGGCGACCCAGAAATGTTGGCAATAATGTCGGCAATCGACATACCTTGGTTTGCCTGTGTTTGGTAATACGACGCCCCGCCAAGATCAGCCGTGCGACCGAGCAGGTCTGGATACAAGTTCAAGATGCTTGGCGTAATCTGGTTGGCTGACAATAGGCCACCTGTGGTTGCACCAGCTGTCGTCGTGTTTAAGCCAGTTTTAATTGTGTTTGCACCCGATACGTTTCCGCCAAGCCCGCTGTTAGTGACAGTCGGATTTGCAGCCAAGAATTTTTCCTGTTCGGTTAGGGTAATACCGTCCTTGGTCTTCTGAGCATTAATAGCCGTCTGCAACCAGCCGGGTATCGTTGTCGAACTGATGTCGAGGCGAGGCGTTGGATTCAGTTGCTGCTGATATGTCGCCGGGATGTCTGCCGGATTAAACGGCTGGATCATGCTGGGCAACGCGGCCTGATACTGCATCTGCTGCTGAAACTGAGCAAGAGGCTGCCTGAACTCAGCAGAACCGCGCATCTCAGCTTCGACATCTCCCAGCGTTGCGCCGCCCTTCATCTTAGCATTGTAGTAATCAATGCCGCCCGGATCAGGTGCGCGACCAAGCACATTGCGATATAGGGAATTGATGTCGCCGCCGCTTACCTGACCTTGACGCCCAGCAAGAAAACCCTGCAACGACGGTGCGCCCATTGCCTGACCAGCTTGTGCAGCGGGCTGACCATATTGGGCCACCTGCTTAACTTGGCCCTCCATAAGCTGGGAGCCGAATGGAACAGTTTTGATGCCCTTTTGAAAGGTTTGCACGCCGGGGGATTTAAATTCATCAGAAGCACGCAGACTTGCTTCAATATCAGCAAGAGACTTTCCTTGAGACAGCAAATTCCCGTAAAAGTTCAACCCTGAAGCGTCGACATTGCGGCCAAACACTTTTTGGTAAAGGGAGTTCAGTTGATTGGTATAGTCTGTGGTGGTGACTGTTTTGCCATTTTTTGCTAAAAGAGCATCTGCTGCTTGTTTTGCTAAAAGAGCATCAGCTATTTTCTTCGCCTCAATCTGCGCCGCAGTTAAGCCAGTCGTTGTCGTTGTTGTTGTGTCTGTTTTTCCAAGAAGCCCCTGTGCCTCTGTTGATGCCTGAACGGATTTCTGCACATCAGACAGCAGCCCACCACCCGCGAGAAGGTCGGTATAATATTGCTTACCACCAGTATCTGAAGCTCGCTTTAGGTCTGTTGTGTAGATGTTCTCAATGAGCCCTTGGGCTTCCGGTGAATACGCCAGTGTTTTTCGTATATCGGCGATTGGCGTTCCAGCGATGGCTTGGTCAGCGTAAAACTTCTGTCCACCCGCGTCGGCTTGTCTGCCGAAAACATCAGAGTACAGGGAACGAACTTGCCCTTCTGGCGACGACGCAAGAGACTGCTGCACCTGAGCCAGCGGTACACCATTGTTAACAAGATTGGTGTAATACTCCAACCCACCAGCATCTGGAGCACGGCCAAGGACGGATGTGAATAGTGCGGCTACGTCTGCTTCTGTTGCCATGTCAATTACCCCAAAAGGCCGCGAATGCCAAAGATGGACCGCTTGAATATCTCATCATCCCACTTGCCGCGATGTGCCGGTAGCTCTTTTTGCACCCACGACATATCTTCCTTTGCAGCACCTGCCTTTGCAAGTGCGCCGCCCAATGATGCAAGTGCGCTGCCGATGCCTGCTGCTCCACCCATACTGGGCGCATAATCCTTGAAGCCCATATCGGTAGCTGCGGCTGCAACTTCCTGCTGTGCAGGCAATGCCGCTCCAGAGAAACCCGGCTCCGTGACCTCACCATACTTGCGTGTGTCGATGCCCATTGCGCTGGGGACAGTGTTCTGGCCGAGAAAGCCGCCTTGCCATTGTGTTCCAACCAGTCCACCAGTTGCCCCACCAAGAACATCTTTGGCAAACTGGCCCCAAGAACCGGGTTCTGATTGCTGTGCCGATGCGGACTTGGGTAATTGGGTTCCCTCGAACTTCGCCATAATCTGCTGGGCAAAACCCGGACCTGTTACCGATTCATTCCCAGCGTTCCATAATACTGCATTCTTGCCGACCACAGATGTAGCAGGCCGATCTCCAGCACTCAAAAGCTTCGTTGCTCCACCTGCGCCTTGTTGGTGAGCAAGATATAATTGCGCGGCAGACGGGTTCTCTATTCCAGACTTAGCCAAGACATTTCTATTGCTGACGGCCAATCTAGCGGCTGCGTCTGCGGCTGACTCAAAGTCATAAGGGTTTTTTAATCCGTACGCTTTAGCCGTGCTTGGAATAAACTGGAAGTCACCCGCCGCGCCGGAGTCAGCGTTGTAGGTATTCTTTCCGCCTGCGCTTTCGATCTGCCGGGTTCTGGCAAGGTATCCTGACGGAAGGTTGTACTTCCGCTCTAGGTTCGCCATAATTTCATTGCGATCCATAACGCACCCATTGCTTTTCAATCTCGGCGTCAATGACAGCCAAACGGCGCAGCATCTCTGCCTGTTTGTCGCCTGTCAGGTTATACACCCGTTTGCGATTGTCATCCAGATAGGCTGTGCAATCCCAGCAATCGCGGCCTGTTTTCTCGCCAGCATCGTAGCCCGGTGGCATGATTGCATCCACAGACTTCAGGTACTCGAACACCTGTTCTTCAGTCCAATCCTGTATCGGCATGACGTATTCAATGCCGTCAACTATACGCCCATGCCGTGCCGCAGACTTGCGACGGTCGTCGTTGCGCTGGCCCTTCATGAGGTACTTGATGCCAAGCTTCAGGCAACCATTGTACAGCGGCAACCAGATATTCGTCGCGCAGCAGTCCATGTTCGACTGCATCAGTTGCCCGTCGCTGCCGCTGATAATCTTGCCGATGAGGGTGTTTTCAACCGGCAGCACGTCAACAGGCCAGCCGCGTGCTTTGATGTTGCCGGGCTGGTCAGACTTGATGTGGACGAAATGCGGGAGGCGGGACTTCCAGCCCTCCATATATTCAACCATCTCAGGATACGCTGCGCCCGTGTCCAGCCAGACAACATACAGATTGTCCCACCTGTGCTTGTTAAGGTACAGGCAGGCCAGACTGTCTTTGCCACCGGAAAACTGGAGCGCGGTATCAATCATAGAGACGCCAGCGTTCCAAGAATTGACACGGCAGACGACGCAGCACCAAGACCTGTCATTAGGCCGCTTCCGCTTTCGCCACCAGTCTTTGTCTGTGTGGAGGTCTGGCCATATGGCGTGATGCCGAGGGCTTGGATCGGTATCTGCAACTGTTGCAGGGGGAACTGCTGCTGTTCAGTGTACAACTGCTGCGCCGCTGCAAGTTCCTGCTGCTGCTGCTGGATGGCAGTCTGTGCTGCAAGTGAGCCAGTGGCCCCGGTGAGGAATGCTTCCTGTCCAGCGCCTGCAAGTCCACCAAGTGTCTGCGCACCCTGAAGACCAAGGCCAGCACCAGATAGACCAGCCGCCTGATTGTAGCGTTGCGCGTCCATCCGGCGCGCCATGTCAGCCTGTGCCGCAGCCTGAGCCTGTGTGTAGTTCTGAGCATTCAACTGTGCCGCAAGTTGCCCAGCCTGTTGCTGTGCTGCTGCGTTGACGACGCCTTCCTGAATACCAAGTCGCGACCCGCCAAATGCCTTGGCCTTATTTGCCGCTTCTGCTGCCGCGTTTAGCCCAGTCTGACGCTGTGTGTTCAGGGTATCAAGCGATGCGTTGAGAACCGACTGCGTATACGGGTTCATATACGGCGACAGGTCTGTGTTGGACAGCTGACCCGCCGAAACCTGTGACGGCTGATATGCACCAGCGGATGCAGCCATCTGTTGCGCCTGTGCAAACGCAGGCTGGGCCATCGCGTAATTGTTGGCTATGGCGCCGATGGTGTTTACCTGCCCCGGCGACATCGCTGCAACACGCTGGCCTTCATACGGGCCGGGCATAAACTGCGACACGTCATAAGCGGCAGACAGGTTGCGCTGTCCAGCAGCTTGTACCCATTCCGGGATTTCAGTTTTGTTTGTGACCGTCTGGGGTCCACCACCACCGCTCATGTTAAGTCCCTCGTGTAAACTGTGTGGGTCGAGTTCCAGCCAAACTGGGGTTCGAATTTCTCCCAACCCTTACGGGCTGTGGCTTGCATGTAGTTGCATTCGTGCTTGCGTGCGAATTTCTCAACCTTGTGGTGCAACCGTACCACAGACTTGAGTTCACCGGCAGCTAGAAAAATGTTGAGGTATCTCTTCTGCGGACATTGCACAATCTCGGTGATCGCCAGTGCTGCCGAGTTATGAAATATCTGAAACCGACCATGCTCTAGGCCATCCACAATGTCTGGCACGGAATACCCGCCACCACCATGCTCCAGAGCCCGCTCTAGCCTTGCTATGAGATGTCCATATTCCATCAGTATGTCGGAGCCCCGGTCTGACCAAGTGGAACGGATGTAGTTGTCAACACGCCAGCATTCGTGACCTGCACCTTCCACACGCTGCCGTCTGGCGCCTGCAACAAGATACCCTGTACAGCTTCGTTTGTGCCAACAGTACGCAGGATGGTCTTCTCAATTAGTGCGAACGAGAACCTGAAATACTCACGGTCGTACCCCTCTGGGGGAGTTGGGAGGTTAATAATCATCTGCCGCCTCCCGGTGAAATCTCAAGCCGCATCTCGCCAATAGACCATTCGGCGTCTTCAGTTGCGGCAACCTTCACACGGAAGTCACGACCGGAAACACGCATATCGGTGTAACCAGACGGTCTTGGGTTGTACGGGCCACTGACGGCCTCAGCACCTTCTGGCGTGTACGATGAGAAGAACGTCAACTGGGTGCTGCTGTAGCCGTATCCGCTGTCCGTGATCGCCTGCTTAACGTGCGTGATGTTGTTGCCGTTCTGGATGTTTATGACGCCAGTCTCAGCATACCTGTTGAGCGTGATCGGGACGCCATCATCTGTCCACCCGTCTTCCTGCTGGAAGATGTCGTTGTTCTCATCCGCTGTGAACGGATACGTGAACACACCTGATCCGCAGCCTGCTGTTCTGGACATTTCGCCCAGCGACCACCAGCCCTCGGCATAATTGTAAATGACGTACTTGTTCGGCGTAAGTTCGTCCTGCGTCGGATACCAGAACCAGACTTCGGGGAACGTGCCGTTGTCGCTGCCGTTGGTGTATAGGACGCCAGCAAACGGGTCGATGTTGCCAAAGACATACGATCCAACATCACACGGCAGGCTTTTGACGACGCCGTTGTCGTAGATGTAGAACGAGTCCCTCGCCATCCACACGCAGCGGCCTGCAAATGTTGCAAATGCCCTTGGTGCAAGCAGGCCGCAGTTAAACCCGATACGCTCGATGTTGTAGATGAACGGCGCGCCAATGTAGCGCATAATCCAGACTTCTTCCTCAGTCCAGATCAGTATCCCATCGCGAACTGACGCACACATCGTGATCTTGCTTGATGTGTCGAGGTCGAGAAACCCTGCTGTGTTTGTTGCGTCTGCAAAGTTCCAGTTCGTGTAATCTTCGCTATCAGACCACGCAACACGTCGCGTATTCCCACCGGCACCAATCAAGACGGCGTGACGTTCTGTTGTTACGATTACGCCAGTGTTATTGATTGGGCATTGATTGACGGGGATTGCGTCTGCTGTTCCACCAGTCCCCGTCGCGTTAGTGCCTGCATTGGCGTAGGTGAATGTTGTCTGCGTCGGCACTGTTGTAATTGTATATGTGCCGTTCAAGCTGCCGACACTGTTCCCAGCGATGACAATGCTGTCTCCAACTGCAAACCCGTGATGATTAACAGTCGTAACAGTCGCAACATTGCTTACGCGGGCAATCGTGACGACGGTGTTGAAGCCAACCTCTCCTGCCGTTGCCTCGTCATGGTTCCAGTGCAGCAGCCGCCCATCTGATGACGCCACAGCAAGGATGTCTTCGCCAAAGTTGTCGATAGTCCACGAGAATACCGGCAAGAATCGCAGGTTGGGCGGTCTGGGGTCTACAGGGTCATCGTCCAGCCCATAATAGGTGAACCCATAGTTCCACGCGCCGTATTCACCAATCGCCTCAGTTTCAGAACCAACAAACCCAGCAGGCGTAATGTCTGAAAACCCAACATCAGGGTCGAGGACATAAAGGTTATTGTCGCACCCGAAGGCCGCGTATTCCCTGTTGTTGTTAAGGGTCCACGGGAAGATGGTTCTGGCGACACTGCTAAGTGGAGCAGACGAAGCCCGTGTCCACCCGCCAACCGGCAGCAGCTTGTTTGCTCTCCAGCGGATCAGGTTTCCGTCCCAATAGCGACCCTTCACCTGCAACGGGGTTGCAGCTTTGACGATGCCGGGCGGGATGCTAACTGGTGCGAGAGGCATAATTATTTCCCACAAAAGCCTTCACGGCGCGCATTGTTAACCTTCACCTCGGTGATGGTCTGAGGTGTATCCTTGGAAGACCACGACACATCGCGCCAGACTGTGCAGGCGGCAGGATCAGTCGCGCCGATGCCCATCATTGTCGAGCAGCCGGTCAGGACTAACAGCAGCGGCATCACCAGCAGCAATCGCATCTTGTGTCCTCTTCAATGTTTCCGAGGTGGCCTTGGCCTGATACTCAGAAACAGCGTCGTGGCGTATCTTAACATAAATGCCGCCGAGAACCATCATAACCACGCCGCCGATTACCATGTATCGACCAAGTGGGCTGAACAGCAAGGTTATCATGCGCCCTCCTCATCCAGCCTTTGTTTGCGGAAGTACCAGACGGCTCCAGCCGCTGCAATGATGACGAACAGGATCAGGATCGTCGGGCTCAGTGAACCCAGCAAATCGCCACCCTCTTTGACCATTGGCATGACTTCCTGAACGACAGCGATGGTTCCGAGTCCACCAGCAGCCACAGCCGCGTTGGCTTCCTTGGACTGCACAATAGACTTGGATGCCTTGGGCTGATCGGGCTGGAACCGTGACTGTGTTTTAGATACAGGAACGTCTTCTTCCAGACCGCGCCACAGTTTGACTTCTGCACGACGGCGACGAACCAGACCGGGTAACTCCTTACCGCCGCCCTTGGTCCACTTCATAAACTCGGCTGGAACTTCGTCGAATTTACCAGCGTTGACCTTCTTCAGCAGTGTGGACTTAGCAAGAGCGCCGACACCAGCATTGTAAGCAAAATCAACGAGCGCATCAAATTGACCTTGATTGAGGTCGACTTTGACATACTTGCTGACGCCATCTTCATATTGCCCCATGTCCTTTTTGAGGATTTCCTCGGCAGCTTCCCGCGTGATCTCTAGGTCGCTGGTGACTATTGGTGAACCAGCAGCAGAGGTGTGGCCGTAGCCAATCGTCCAAACTGCCGCTGGGCATTTATACGCCTTTAGTCTAAGACCCTCGAACTCTTTGACTGTATCCAGACCAGCAGCAGACATTTTCATTTTACGGCTCCGATTTCAAAGGTCAGGTTTGTGTGGTCAGGGTAATTTATCAGCACTTCGCCTTCAGGGCATTTGTACCGGATGTGCGCCAACAACGTAGCCCGACCGGGTGAAACTCTTGACGGGTTCTCAAGGGTTATCGTGTAGCCAAACTTGTCGATCTTGTCTGTGGCCGGTCCAGAGAATTTGGCTATAGACGGGTTTGCTTGGTGGACGATGTACCGGGAATCCCGCACTTCGAGGTAAAACTGCTCAACAGAGCTCCTC